CCTTGAGCGCCCTGAGAGCCTTGAGGACCCGGAGGAAGCGTATAAGTAGCCGTATCAACTCCCATAGAAACATAAGTCTCTTCAATACGCTCTGCCAATTGTTGAATACGAAGATAAGTATTCTGAACCGAATCCCCAGCAAGAGGATACGGAAAACTGTATAATGCTGTAAAACTACTTAAATTAGCCATAAGTATCCTCCTTTAATTAACTTTAATACGACCACCAGCAGTAGACTCACCAGTATTAGCCAAACCAATAACCTGACGAGTGTACGAATTAACTTCTTTACGAATAATCATAGTAAGCCACGATTGAAACGCTTGTTTTCCCTCTGGCGTATTCAAATCAAAATTAGGCATATTCTCCATATTAAACCCTTCCCGAACGCATAGGTTTAAACCCAATACTAAAACCTTGCATTTCAACACGAGTAGGCGTAGTAACAACACCATTAAAAGGCTTCTTATAATTATTTAATTGATACAACCTAAACCCAACACTAGACTTACGCCAAGCAATACGCTTAGAATACCTATTAAAATCAGCCGTAAATAACTCGTCCCAAAGATACAAAGCATTCTCAACATTCTCCCAAGAAGAAATAAGAGGACTAGTAATCTTAGGAAAAACAATACCAAAATTGTTCAAATCACCCTTACCAAGATAATCCCAATCATAACCCTTTTCAACAAAAACTTCCCAATTCTTATGCTTCTTCTTATTAATATCAACTTCATCATTATCATCATCGTCAACAAGATCCATACGAATAGCACCATCATAAAGAAGCATACTAATCATAATACGCTGGAACCACTTACGAAGAATAGGATCACCAACAGTAAAATGCTTAGTTTGAAGATAAAAATCTGGACCACGAACAAGATCAGTAGTATGAATATTAATCTTTTCTACCAATAAATCATCAGAACCATTAGTATTAGTATCAAAAACAGGATGAATATCAATTAATCGCGCCCTAAACTTACTAGACTCAACACTATTAACACCAAGAATAGTTTTCAAACCATACACAGTTTCAATACTAGTACTTCCACGAAAATCCATATTACTAAGCGTAGTAAGCGCATTAGTAGGAATATAAATAGCAAATGTCATACTAGTATTTTTTCGCAAAGGACCATACTTCTGAATGTTACTTGTAGTTCCCCATGTCCCACCGCCGCTTTTAACCGCAAGAGCCGTACTAGCAGTAACGGCAGTAGAAGAAACATTAGTAGCGGTTCTAGCATAACTAACACTTGTACTAGTAATAGCAGTAACAGTATCCGTAGTCCCCGCCGGACTAGTAGGAGTATTAAAAGTAGCATCTACACCCTTAACAATAATCTTATCACCAACTTTTAAACCATGATTAACACTAATAGTAAGAGTAGCAACATTACTTGTTAATGCTTTATTAGTAACACGACCACCAGCACTATAAGTAATACCAACACCAGTAGCAGCAGATTCCTCAGGATTATTAAGAATTTTACGATCCCAATAAATAGGAGTATTATTCTGAGTGAAAAAATCTTCATACTCAAAATCAGGATCAAACTGATCCCAAGTCTCTTTACCATATTTATCTTCAGAATTATTCCAATCATCCGCATACAAAGGCTCATATCGAACCGGATCAAACGGAGACTTAAAACTAGTATAATTCATAATAAGATTATTCTTATGCATAAAACCAAGAACACGGTCTTGCTCAGGATTAAATACATCAAGACTATCAGTATAATACAAGCCAATATTATCTTTAGTAAGATTACGAACACTAGCACCATCAAAGAACATAATGCCTGACTTTCCAGCCCAAAAAACGCCGCCACCATATTCTACAATACTAGAAGCACACAAACAGCCTTCTGGAACAAGTTGCTCAATAGAAAAGTTTGTACGATCATTACCACGAAGAATATAAGTACGATCTTCAAGAAAAACTAAAAGACCAGCCGACGATGAACCAAGACCACGAAACTTACTTTTGCCCGGAAAAATAATACTATCCGCAGCATCACGAGACAAATCAATTGCTTCACGATCATGCGAAGCACTAAATACAACACGATTAGTATTAGCATCATCTTGAGCAAAATTACCATACCATTGATAACCAGCGTAAACAGCCGTATACAGACCAGCAAAATTATACAAAGTATTTGTGCTAGACCCTACACAAAAATCGTTAACAAGATCAGTATTATCTGTACTACGCATAATATACTCTTCGCCTTGTAATTTAATACCCGAATCAGCATACAAATTAGCAGTAGTATTATTACTAACCGTATTAATTTTTCCAATATAAAAATTATCAGAAGCACGATAAAGATTATAACCAAGCACATTAGCCGCTTGCCAATGCCCTTCAGCACTAGTTCCTTCAGCGCCACTAGTAATACCAGTAAGATCACCATCAACAATATTTAAAAGCCCACGACCATGCACATGAGCATAAGGACGCACACTAACAAACTTAAGAGGCACATCTGTCTTAACTAATTCTGTAAGATCATTATCCATTTTAACAACACCCGGATAAGGACCAGAAGTTGGATTATAATGCGACGGAGTAGTAGCAATAGTGTAAGTAAAAGTAGTAGGACTAGTTACAGTAATTGTATAAGAACCATTATAATCCGCATAAGGAGCGGGAATACCACTAATACTTACAACATCACCAGTTTCAAAAAGAATAGTCTCTAACGTAGTAATGGTAGCCGTAGTACTAGCCCTATTAGCATCTTCAACCGTTAAAACAGTATTATGATTATTATCTACATTAACACTATCCCAAATAAACGGACGCTTCTCAAGCGTAAAACCAATACCAATACGATCAATCTCTTTAATAGTACCAATATAATAATCTTTACTTTCAGAAACATTACGCGCATAAACAAACTGTCCCTCAGATAAATTAGCCACAGTATCCGTATTAACAAGAGTACTAATACCATTATGCTCAATAGAAACACCAGAAACAGTCTCTAAAGTAAAATCACCAGTAACACTAGTTGATTTATCAGACCCATAACCACCACGCCAAAAAAACTGATAATGAGTATTAGCATTAGAAGGATTATCTACAATACTAACCCACAAACCGCCACCAAGAGCAGGTTTAGCACTAACAATACTCAACAAAGGCACATCAAAAGGCAAAACTTCATAACCAAGATACTTAAAATTATTATCAAAAACACGAAGAATAGTCTCACGAGCACTAGTAGTCTGATTAAAAGAATCAACAAGCATACCAATACGCTCAGCACCAATAGGATTATAAGTAGACAAAACCGCAATGACGCGCTCATCATCATTAAGATTAGGGCTTCCGCCAACAGAATGATCAAAAAGACCATTAATATTCTCAGTACCATCATTATTATACATCTTAAACTTATTAAAAGGACCACGACGACGCATAAGACCCGCACGATCAAACAACACATCCTGCGACCAACGCACAAACGACTCAGGAATAAGAGTACCCGGAGCAGCCTGATTCATACCCTCAACAGCACCAACCTGATTAACAAAAGTCAAACCCGCCACTCACAACACCCCCTTTAATAATTCCAATCATAACCATCAGACACAACATGAATACGATCAGTACGATCATACTGATTCACCCACACATCATTACGCATCTGCTGATAACGAGACTCAAACATATTCTGAAACACCGCAGCCTGCGGATCATCATTAACAAGAAACGCCTTAACAAGCGCCCCATAAACAATAATACTATGATGACGACTAGGAATAAGAAACGTATCACTAGACGTAGTAGCCCTTTCAGGAATACGAATATAAGCCAAACGATAAGTAGTAGCACCCTTAGTCACAGGATAAACATACAACTCGTCACCAACAAAATAATAATTAATAGGCGTAGACGACAAATCATTCACACGATACATCTTCTCAATAACATCAAACCGCTCCGGCACCATAACAGTATCATTCGTAAGATCCACAAACGATAAAACACTACCAACATCAGTCGGACTACCACTAAAACTGTTATTAGTAATCTTTTCCGTATTAGTCGGAACAACAAGACTAGGCAGCAACTTTTCCATAAAAGGCCACGGCTCACGAGTAACAATATCAAAATACGCCTCATTTAAAAGCGTTAACTTCTGCGAATCCTCAAAATCATCAAACCCATACAAATCCATCTCATCATACATCTCATCAAGAGTCACCCGAAACCACCCCCTCAGTACCATTCATAAAAACCTTAACAATAGGCGAATCGCCCTTCTTACGCATTAAATGCTCAATACGCTCAACAGAATCCTCACTAGCCTGATTAGACTGATACTCCAAATCATCCTTAAACTTCTTCTGCGAACGCATAACATCCCTATAAATAGCATCACCATGACGCATCGTGTCGCTCTTCATCAAACGATCAAGCGCCTCCGACGGATCAGGAATACTATCACCAAAACCTAAAACAGGATAAGGACGCTCAGGACTAGGCATCTTAATAAACACGCACCAATCACCAGTATCCTCATTTCTACCAAACATAAGACGCTCATCATACTGATTTACCATAGAATCAACCTTCCAAGCAGCAACATTAGTATCACCCTTATGCGGCAACCAAATATTCATCAACAATCCCACTTTCGCAAACTCTTATTAATACGACTATTAGGATCATTAGCAGTTTTAGCACTAGTCAACTTTTTCTTCATACCACTCATACGCGCACAAAACGAGCGCCGACGAGCAGCAGCCTTAGGACTACGCTTAGCCTGCTTAGCCGACACCGGAGGCTTCAACGTGCCCTTAGTATAAGACCGCCTACCAGCAGCATTCAAACCACCCTCAGGATTCTTACCTTCTTTACGAGTCCACGCCTCCGACATAAATCACCCCTTTAACTTATTATACGTTGCGGTAGCAATAGCCCACAACTTATTCTCAGACCACGACGGATTATCCCGCTTTAAAGCCTGATAAATCTCATCCTTCTTTTTAGGCATTACTTTCCCCTAGCAGACTTACCAGCAGCCTTAGCCGCTTTAGTATTAGAAACAAATTGACGACCAGCACGATCACCAGCCAACTTCTTACGATTAGTAGCAGCCTTCTGAGCAGGAGTTAACTTTTTCCAAGCCGCATCAGGCAAATACCTAGTAGTACCACCCCTACGCTTAGCGGGTTTACCATCACTAGTGCGCCACTTTTCTTTAGTCCACTTAGATAAACTCTGCTGAGCCTTAGTCTTAGCGCCCGTATAACCGCCGCCAGCCTTCTTATATCGCAAAGTAGCCAACTGCGCCTTACGCGCACTCCATTCACCCGGATCACCACCCTTACTGCCAGCCTTAACACTAGCAACAATAGATTTCCATAGTTTTTCTTTAGTACGCCCCACACTAACCTCCTTAAAAGAATGGGTGGAGAGCCGAAGCCCCCCACCCAAACCATTATTTAGATACCGAGATCGTCGGCACCGTCAACCTGAATACCAGAAATAACCATCTGGTTCGAACGCTTCGTAGCACCAAGGTTCATGTAGCGAACCATAACAGCCTCGTAAGCATCCTTATCCGGCACCTGACGGAGCGTATTGCCGTCACCATCAAGGAAGTGGAAGTCCTGATCCGAGAACACCTTAAGAGTGGACTCGTCCAGAATGTACATCTTCCCGTACGGAGCGTCAATGTCCGCGATCAGCGGCATACCCGCATACTCAAGGACCGAGAAGCCAGCGCGGAACTGCGTCGGCTCCGTGTAACGAACCTGATCCTGCAACAGCGAGTAGAAGTCACGCTGAATGCCAAGCGTCGTCAGGATGATCGAAGGCATAGCACCCTCAAGACGCACAAGGTTCATCGCCTTCTGCACCAGATCCAACGACACGCCCGTCTGCGACGAAGCCACATCCGGATCAGAGTCCGACCAGTCCGTACCACGCACAAGACGCTTGTTGTCCCAGAACGTGTTGCTACTAGCCGTCACGGAAATACCACCAAGCGAGTTGGTCGTACTAGCCGACACGATACGCTGAAGACCATCAACCTCATTCGACAGACGATTAGCGTCCGACGGATAAGTAACATCAGCAGAAGCACCAGCACGAGTGATGTACCTGTCAGAACCAGCACTATCAGCACCCATCGCCGCGCTAACAGTCAGCACCATCGAAGGACGATTACCATAAGCACCATCCGAAGGGTTGATCGAAGCAATCGTAACACCAGTACCACTAGCATACGCAGTACCATCAGCATTACGCACATCAATCTTCATGTTAACATACAACTGACCTTTACGAATCGGCTCAAGCGAATCAAGCACAACCGTCTGGGACGTAGTAGCCGACGTAACAATCTGATACAGCGGAGCAATAGCACCCGTACCATCGCCATACACCTGACGAGCAAGATCCTTACGAAGATCGTTACGAACACCATCCAACTCACCCTTAAGGATCTGAAGGAAAGCACCCGCATCCGACTTCGACTTAGCCATAGACGGACCCGACACCTGAATGCGACCATACAGGTACTTCAGATCATACACAGCCTTGTCATAGACCTGCGAGCCAGCCGCCGGAAGCGTATCCAACTCACCCCGAGCACCAATGCCCGTCGAACGACCCGTGTGAAGCGGCACATAAGCGCGCTTACCCACAAGATCTTCACTCCGCGCCTCAAGACGCGACAACAGCAGAACCTCATTGTTCAACTGCTCATTAACAGGACCCATGTAATACTCCTTCAGAATATTACCAATAGTCCCAACATTAGCACCATCATAAGCCATAATATCACCTCATAGTTAGGAAATATTACGAAGAACCTCCAAAGCCGCCTTATGCGCCTCATCCACAGAACCAAAGTCCCGCATAGGAGTCGAAGACGGAAGACTAGGAGCAGGCGTAGCACCATGCGGTACAGTTTTAGCCTGCAAATACGAACCCAACAAACGCTGCTGAATAGCATGATACTGCTGTTGAGCAGCCATTAAATCACCATCAGTAGCATACGCAAGCGAATAAATCGCTTCCATATCATCATCCGTATAATCCGGATTCATAGTCCGAATAGTATTCTCCGAAGCCTCTAACTCCATAAGAATACCCTGCTGCTCCTGCGCCTCCATCATCTCCTGACGGAACTGGCGCATCTCATGCAACTCGCGCTGCAACTCAGCCGGAAGCCCCTCATAATTATTATTATCAACAATAGGAGCATCATCCACAACCTGCTGTGCCGAATAACCAAGTTCCTCTAACCGCGCCTGAATACCCATAGCCACCTCACCGGCAAACTCTGGATCATTATTCATCCGCTGTAAGAGACTAACAGCCTCCAACGCCTCAGTAGGATCAACACCCTGCTCAGAGAACGACTCATAATTCCGTCGCAACTCTGCAATCTCCTGAGTCTTGCGCGTATAATCAGCCTGCATAGACTTATACACCGCCTGCATATCATCAGGAAGAACAGTCGGATCAAAAGCAGTAAAGGATTCAACCTCAGGTTGATTGTCCTGCATCGCAACATCAGCCGACTCAAAATTACCAGACTCGTCTGGCAACTCTGCCGAAAGCGCAGCAACCGCGCTCTCCATATCAATATCACTCATCGTGACTCCTATCAAACAAACGACTCCGGCTTATTCCGGTTGGTCGCTATTAATCTCCACACTACTAGCCTCAATAACCACAACCTCAGACGCACGATCCTCAGCCGCAGCCACAAGCCCCTCACTAAAACCACTCATCAACTCGCGCATATCCTCACGACTAGGAAGCGTATGAACAGTCTCAGTACGCTTAGTCGCCAAACCATTAGCAAGCCGAATCTTATCATCCATAATGCCCACAACAGTAGCAATAGCAGATAATTGCTTAACCTCAGCCTGAGGAATCAACTCCTCCAACTTCCGCATGGCAGTCTCACGCACACTACTCGCATGAGCAATAAACTCATACACATTATTAGCAATCTTCTCATTAAGATTATTAGGAGGACCACTCTTCTCCCACTCTTTACCCCAATAAGAAATAGTCGAAACAGGAATACCAGTTTCACGAGCAGTCTGCCTAACACTCTTACCATTACTAATCCAAATCACATAAGCAGCAGCCTTAGAATCATCATCCCACTCAACCCGACTCTTAGCCATTCTTAACCGCCTGCTCAGTCAGCGCATTCGCAACCTTCTGATCAGCAAGCGCCTGATTACCCTGCAACTTCTGCAACAACTCCATCTGATACTGATCCATCTCGCCACCAGCACCACGCTCAGCATTAGGCTTATCCTTATTATCAATCACAACAGTATCAAGCGGCGGCTCCAACAACTCTTGCGGAGTAACCTCCTTAACACCCGACTGATTAAGGATCTTAGACCCAACCGTCGGACCAACAGCACCACGCAACTGAAGACTAACCTTCGGAGCATCACCAGTCGGCATAGTCTCAGCCTGAACAGCAGCCTGAGTAAACTCAAAATGCTTATAAAACTGATCCTTAATCTCACTAGGCATACTCTCAAACTCTGCACTCTTCATAAACGAAGCATGAACCTCCAAATGCGCAGCCTTATTCTCATAAGCCAACGGCTGCAACCCAGCCTCAACACTCTGCTGCAACAACTGCGGATCAACCTCACCACCCTGCATCATACTCATCATAAGTTGCTCCTGAGCCTGCTTAGCAGCCTGCTCATTAATAATACCACCATCCATCAACTTATCATGCTCACGCATAGCCTGCTCCTCATCAGCCTCAAACTGCATCTGAAGCGACTTAAAATCAGCCATATCCATATACTTATACGCCTTAGTCGGACTAAGAATACCCATCTGCAACAACTGCATCACACGAGCCTGCCGACCAGCACGAGTACGCGGAAGACCAGAACCAGCCTCAACCTGCACACTCACACCCTTAATAAGATCCGCATCATCAAAACGCTCAACCTTAGGCTTAGAACCAGAACCAGTAATAATCATAGTACGCGGCTCTTGATAATACTCCTGAGCCAACTGAAGCATAAGATTACCACAACGCTCCAAAGCCTTCTCCATAAGCGTAATCTGCGGAGCCAAACGATCCGTAGCAGCCTCCTGAAGAAGATCAATAGCCACACCAGCCTCAACATTAGGAGGAACACTACCCTCCATAATCTCATTCAAACCAAACGTATCCTTCAACCGCACACCAAGATCCTGCAAATGCTCAAACACATACGGCGGCAACGACGGAATCGGAATAGACTCAGGCACCTTACCAGCAACCGGATTATACTCAAAAATAGCACCCGGCTCATCAGTAATACGCTGACGCAAAGAACCAACCGGAGCCAACATCTGCGGCTTCAACGTAAGATTCTTATACTCAATCATCTGCGACAACGTACGATTCAACTCCTTCTGCAAAGGAATAGCCTGCTCAACCACACTAGAATCCCACAACTGTCCCGGCACACGCATACCCGGAAACTTCACCAACGGCAACTCCTCAAACGGATAAGGCCACGGCGCATCATACAACACAATACTAGGATCCTTCGTAAACACCACAAACCGACCATCAGGATACTTACCACCCGGCAAAAAATACCCATAATACACAAGACGAATATTCTCCTTCGTCTTACCACCCATATTAAACACACCCGGAAGAGTCTCATCAGGATACTTATTAATAGCATTAGGCTTCAAAGAAACACCATAACGATCACGAATCTCATCAGGACTCATAGGATGCACACAAAACGCATACTTACAATCCTCAAACACCGAAGCAGAATCATCCAACAACACATCAAACGGCGACAAAACATCAACACGAATCTCGCCCTGATACACACGCTTCTCAAACTGATCCGAATCAATACCCATCATCTCAAGATTCTTATCAAAAAAATGCTTCACCATAGGATCAACAATAGGCTGACCATCAGGACCAACCATAACCTTCATCCCCGGACCAGCCTTATCATCCCAACTAACCTTCCAAAAACCATTACCAGCAATAATACTCCACATCATCGCCTCTTCACGCTTCTCAGTCAAATGAAGCGAAGACCACCAATACTCAAGAAGATTCTCAGCAACCTGCGAAGCCTTCTGAGCCTCAAACGAAGCCTGACCCGGCGTAGCAAAAAACTGTGGCTTAGACTTAACAAGACGCGACAACAACGACTGCGTATTAGGAGCAATCTGATTAGAAACAAGACGCACACGATAACGCGGCTTATCCCCATCCTCCGTAGGAAGCGACTCCATCCGACGAGTACGCTTATTATAAAACACATACTGCTTACCCTTATAAAACGAAAGATTCAACTTCCATTGTCGCTCCATCTCATCCCGCTGACGCTGAAGTTCATCCACACGCTTAACGAGACTAGCCGCCGAAGCAAAACCAGTAGGAACATCATTACCCACACTATCAACACTAGTCTCAGCCAATATAAGCCTCCCTAAACGAATTCAATATCAGAAGGACTCAAACCCGCCTTCTCCAACAAATCATTATACTCAGCAGGAGAAATAAGCCCAGTCCTCAACGCCCAATCAGCGTCCTGCTCATCCTCACTAATTCTTAACTGCCCCATCGGAACTTCGCTTAGAGGCTTTGCGCCCTCCAGCCTTAGGCTTTCCAACCTCAGCCTCTCCTGCTCCAACTCCAGCATCTTCAACGACCACTCGCGGTGCAGGCTCAGAAACTCCAACACTAGACTCGTTAGACTTTGCATCTCCTCGGTCTGTAATTGTCCATCCCGCCTTCTCCACCAATTCAACAAGAGTAGCCTCCTTAATAAACCTCGTCTTAGTCTTACGAAACCACAACGTATCACGAGCAGCATAACCCGTATCCAACACACGATCATTAATATTCATACGCTCACCCGTAACCGCATCAGCAGCATACGTCGTACCCATACGCTTAAAATTAGACATTACCACATACTCCCCATAAAATCGTCAACAAAACGATCCTCCCTCTTCTCAGAAGGACGATCAGATAAAACCCAATCCGGCAACCCACTAGGATTACTCGCAGGCTCAACAACAAACTCACCCAACAACGCACCAGCAGTACGCAAAGCAATCTCCATACTATCCAAACAGTCATCCTTAGGCTTCTGCAAAGCAGAATCATAATCAACCCACTCCTGAATAAAATCAGCATGATCCTTCTTAATCTTAACCTTACCAATCCTAAACAAAGGACTCATAGCCAGAATACGCTCCCACTTCTTACCCTTAGCAAACATAGGAACAACCGGAGGCATACTAGTCAAACGCTCAGTCTGCTGCACAAGCGCAGCCTGATAAGCATTAGACTCAATACCAATAATCTCCGGCTTATAACGAAGATAAAACTCCTCAATCTTGAGAAGTTGCTCTGCGAATGGAATTCGCGCCGCATACTGCTCTAGTAGAAACACCTCGTTAGAGTCTGCTACCCCAATAATTGTGATCACAAACCTGTCAGCATTAGCAGAAAGGCTGATCGCTGGGTCAACTCCCATGTATTTACGCAGTTTTAGCGGTTTTCCTTCAGAATCTAGTAGATCCTCGTTGGTATAATAGTGAAGCCAATCTCCGGCTAGGTCTTTGCCTGCCATACTGTCAAAACTCGCCATGTACTCTTGTGCGAAAAGCAGCGGATGATACCGAGACTTCACATATTCCCATTCTTCTTTACGAAAGTAAGGATTATCAATACTTCTATACTCTACGCGACTATTATTCGCGTCTTTGCGGGACTCTTCAGAGAAGAATTCGCTATAAAACCAGTTTTTCTGGTTTGGAGTAGTGGTTGTGATAAGTAATCCTTGTTTGTCTGAGAGGGAAGGACGAATAACGCCCCAAGACTCATCATTCTTAATGAAGGCTGCCTCATCCATCCAGAGAATATCAAGACCAGCACCACGAAGAGACTGTGGATCCTCAGCAGATTTGAATTCTACAAGGCTTCCATTCTCAAATTCGAAGCGTAACCCGCCCTTATTCTCTTTTACCTCTTTACCAATCGTAAGTCCCGCCTTAATACAAGCCTCGCGGAACGTCAAATACGACGGACGACCCACCTTATACGAGGCGGATAGCGCCCACACCCATAATGGCTGGTCGCTCTTGCGTCCGTGTGCATCCAAATGGAATTGTTCTGGATGCAAACAATAAAAAAGTACCTCCCACGCGGCAGAAAGAGTCTTACCACCGCGCCGCCCCGCTACCAAGTGCCTGAAACGAGTCAGTTTAGCACCATGCTTATCCGTATGAAACAGGATCTGATAATAATGAGGCGCATACCCCTTAGAAAGGAACCAACCAATCTTCTCAGGATACTCTAGAATAGTGTTCTCTAACGCTTTAGCAGAGATTTTCTCATCATTATACGAATAATTACCCACAATACTCCTTAATGGGGACGATGATCCCCACACTTAGGACACTTAGAATAGTATGCCGGATGTTCTAAGTCACAAGTGTGACAATACCAAGGCTCTTTACGAGTCTCTTTGATCCGACGCTTTGGCTGAACATTACTACCAAACACAATTTACTCCTAATTTTAATAAAATTTTTATGTTATTTGTTATTGCTATACAAAACTAATACATGCAAGGTCAATCATGGTTACGGTCCAAGATACGCGACAGTCATGTGCGACCTACCGCCGTTGCTCAGAACCGTAGTATCGTCGGCAGCGCCCCTGTAGATCCAGTTACCCGGCACACTCCCAAGGTGCGTAGACCATGTTAGCAAAATCGTAGAGCCAGCATTTAGAAACAACAGATGGCTGACAGTAGTATTTACGCGATATTGCGGGGTGCCGCTGGACTGCAAAAATGGCGCAGCCGTCATTAGAATAGCCGCTGGGCTACTAGTTTCTACATGGATGTTTAGGCCGGCGCTAGTGTTGCTTGGAGTGCCCGTAAAGATAATATTCGGAGATGCTGATACCGAATAAATCCCGCTAAACGGAACGGTTACAACCGTCGGGGTTGCCGCGCTCCACATTCCCAATGGGTCGTAGGTAGTTGTTTGCCAAGTCACGGGAGCAGCGGAGATGAGTGCCGCGGTGTCTGATGTCCTAACAACGCGCACGCGAGCGCCCGACATAAAACTGATCGGAACCCACGCAGTTCCGTTCCACACATCAATCCGGCTGAGGGTCGAATCGTAGACCATTGTACCCGTAGTCACACCAGTCAACGCATTCTTCTGAACAGTAGTAACAACCCGATGCCCCGCCTCCAACAAACTATTATTAGCATTCAAAGCAGAAGCAACACTACTCAAATTAGTCATAGTAGCATCATAACCATTAAAATTAGTCGCAAGAACATCGCTACCAGCAGTAATATTATCAGCCGCAACACTAGCCGTACTAGCCCCGGAGGCTAATGCAGATAAATAATCATAAACGCCCACACAACACCTCCAAATAGAATAATAAAAAAAAACACCCCTCTACTAATAATAACACCTAGAAACACACAAATCGGACATCAAAACACAAACCTTAATAAAACCTTAACAATATATTACCATAATAAGCCAAACCCAAAACGTACCAAAAATATAAACAGTATAATTATATACATGTGGGGGGTGCGTAACGGGGGCATGCGTGTGCATATGCGTATGTGCAGGAGCCGATTTTAGCTTGGAGGCTACAGGAGCCTAGTACCAGAATCATGTAGAATTTGACAAGAGATTTTACTTTCGACTTAGGTATTAGTATAATACCTATGGTCAACATATTTTACTAGTCAGCACATATACTAAGAGTAACATAGTTACTCTATAGTATATAATATATATACTACTACAGAGTAGTAGTATACTTATACCAACATAGTTGGTATAGTTTATTAGTCCAATCTACACACTCTCTATCTGTTACATAGTAACAGTAGATAGTGTATAACTAAGCCAAATACTCTACTTACGGAGTAAGTTAGAGTATTGTACATTTAGACTCGTAGAGTCTATTACTAGTTAGACTACGAAGTAGTCTAGTTGTATATCTTCTAGTTAGTTACTAAATAAGTGCCTTTGGCATTATTTAGTCTAACTAAGAAGATATGTTTCTATTCTCTCTCTCTATAGAGAGAGAATAGGGGAGAATCCGCCGAAAACCCTACTTCCTTACTAGGTTTATATCTTCCTGAACGAAGTGAAGGAAGATAGAAACCAGTAAGGAGTAAAGAGAATGGAAGCCAACAGCATCGTCGAGAAGATCGAAGCCTTCACCCCGGAGCAGGCTGCAATGCTGATCCAGATCCTCAACGAGGATCAGGGTGTGCAGGTCGTGGAGGCTGCGGCGAAGGTCGAAGACCTCGTGGCGGATGTGAAGCCGAAGGCTGAGAAGGTGAAGTGCAAGTGCTGTGGCTTCGCCAAGAAGGCGCGGCGTGTGAATGCCGAAGGCATTTGCAAGG